TCTAGGATCGTGGTTAGCCCGTAGGAGATTCGCCGGTCGACGGCGACCCGCCAGATCCGCCAGTCCACTCCAGGAGGGATCCGAATCGGCTCGCCGCCTCCTCGAGAAGGACACGGCCACTCGCGTCGAAAAAATCCGCGAACTGCCACTCGACGCACGCGGCCAGCCAACCGAGGAGCGCCGCGTTCCGGCGCGCGAAGACCGCGTCGAGGAACGGCGCGAGCGGCACGTGAGCCGTCGACCCGCCCTTGTCCCAATCCACGTGGCAGACCCCGGCAAAGAGGTCGACGAGCTCCCCCACGCGGGAGAGTCCGGCGAGCGCCGCGGGGTCGATAACGGCCGTCTTCGTCGCCGCGGCGACCGAAGCGACGGCGGGCAGGAACACCTCGACGAGAAGCGCTTCCGCTTTGAGCGCTTGCTTCAGTTTGAGCGGCGCGAGCTTGAAGCTCGTACCGTCGACCGTGAAAACGTGATCCATGTTGGCTCCTCTCACGCGCCGCCGGGGTTACCCCGAGCGGTTTAGTTCCCTCCGGGGAGCGCCCCGATCGGGTTTAGAACGACGGTGAATTTCCAGGTGACGTCCGAGATCCCCTTGCCCATCTCGAAATCGGGGAGGCTCGTGATCCAGCACTTGTCACCGGCATAGATCGTCGCGCCGTTATTGTCCTTGAGCAGGAACACGCCGACGCCGGCGCCGCCCGGGGACGAACGATCCGCGGCATGGATCGCGGCGAGTTGCTGGTTATGCGCCGAGCTGCGCTTGAGGGTCACTTCCCCGTCGCATCGCAATTCGTGCGTGTGGTACCGGGAAACCTCCCCGTCGACCGAGATATCATCCTCGAAGGCGGGGCCCCTCGGCGTGAGCTTGACGAACGGGTCGGCCTTGCCGTCCGTGATCGGGATCGCGCAAAGGACGAGGGTGACGTTGCTGGAATCGTACTCTTTGTAGCCGGCCATGGCTTAGCCCTTTCAGACGACGACGGTTCCGTCGATGGTCACGGTCTGGATCGCGCCCGCCAGGGTCGCGGCAAACTTGATGTCGGGCAAGATCCGGTTGGCCTTGTTCGCGCTCGAGATCGTGGAGAGCTCAGGGCTCGTCACGGTCCAACCCGAGGCCAGGAGCCCGTTGCTTTGCGCCAGGGAGAGCACCCCATAGATCGCCGACTCGACGATCCCGATCCCGGCTTGGGTATAGGGGATCTTCTCGACGTTGACGATTTGCGCCAGCACCGCCTCTCGGATCCGCGCCTTGAGCCACGCGATCCCGCGCGTGATGTCCGCGAAGCGGCCGGAGCACGCGGCGCCGTCGTAGGTGTGATTAACTCCCTGGTCGGTGACGTAAACGAGCGCGCCGTTCTTCCGGAGATTTTCGAATTCGGTCGCCGTCCAGGCGTCCGGGGTCTGCCCCGAGATCGCCTTGTGCGCCCACGTCGAGGAGCCTGGGGTCCGGCTGAACTGTCGCCCCATGATCCCGGCGTCGCCCTGCCCATTCGAATCGCGCGTAACGAGAACCACCGCATTGTGATTCGTGAGCTCCCCGAGGTCGAACGCGATCCCATCGCTCGCCGTCGTATTGTCCGAGTCCACCGAGAGGAACGCCGCGAGCTTGTCGTTCGCGAGCGCCCACGTTGCCGCGAGGAGAATTTCCGCCGCGGAGTTGCTGTCCAGGAGGAGCCCGTACCAATCCCCGTCCAAGATGACGGCGGCCGCAAGATCCGCCGCGATCCCGGCGTCCGCCGTCGTGTCGTCCAGAGTCAGGCCCACGACGTTCTTAACGTGGAAGTGCGCGGCGCCCGGCGCGGTCAACGCGATCGTGAGCTTCGTCGAGGCATCCGTGATCGTAAGACCCGTGATCGTCCCCAGGTCCGCCACGATGTCGTCGACGATGTCCGCGGCGGCGTCACCCGTCTGGATCGTGACGTCGACTTCGTGCTCCGCCCCCAGGTATTCCAGGGTCAAGAGCACGCGCCTTCCCGCCGTCGTATAGGCGGGGGTCAAGTCAAGCGTCTGGGTGCTCGCCGTGGTCCGCGGCAGGATCTTCACGGGCCGCGCCGTATGCGGGTTCTGCGAAGCAATCGCGGAAACCTTGCGGTACGCTTCATCGTTGACGGTGAAGCCGTCAGTTACCATCGCGGCGAGCCCCGAGGAGCTCGGCGCGTAAGAGCGCACCTCACCCACGTAAGGCGTCACGGCGAGGATCGCGGCCGTCCCGAAGTCCTGGACGGCGGGAGCGGCGTCGTAAACGGTGACGGTAACGGAAACGGTGTCGTCGATGCTCATGATTCGTCGTCCTCCGAGATCGTTTCCTCGGGTAGCGAGACAGCAGGCGGAAGGGTAACCGGGGTCCCTTGGACCATGACAGTTCCGATCGTTCCAACGGGCGCGGGGTCGGTGGCTTCAAGCACGATCCGAAGGAAGAGCTCGAAGGACCGCGCCTGGATCCAAAGGTCCCGATCGCGGTAGCGTTGATCGCGCATCGGGCCGGCTTCGACGATGACGCTTTCAGCTTCGAGGAGCGCGCGCGGGCCGGCGAACCCTAGCTTTAGTTCGATGTCGTTTGCGAGCTCTAGCGCGTCGGCGCGCACGCTCTCGACCCGGATCTGGATCGCAACGTCGCGCATGGTCGAGCGGAGCAGCGTGAAGCTGTCCCCGGCGGCCCCGAGCGAGTCCCGCACGGGCACGGCTCGGACGTCCGAGATCACGGTTAGCACGACGAGCGGATCGGCGACCGTCGCGCCCCGCTCCGTCCAAGTCACGGCCGAAGCGTCGAGCCCGGCCGCCAGAGCGACGGCGGCTTTTACCGCGGCGCGAAGCGCGGTGTAAGTCGTGCTCATGGGGTCACCTCTGCGTCGCCGATGTAGTGGTTTCGCAGGACGCCGGTTTCGATCAGGGGAACCCAAGGGGGCTTGATACCGCGCGCCACCTTGCGTCGCTTCGTGCTATCAGCGAGATCGGGTTCAAGCCCCTCGACCACGGTATTCCGAAGGACCGCGGCCGCCTTGACGGCGACGCGCTCCGCGGCGAGAGTGAACGCGGGCAGGTCGGCGCGGCCCCGCGCGGCGGCTTCGAATTGCTTGCTCGCGGCGTCGACGATCTCTCCGTTCTTCTCGTCGAAGAACACCCGGATCGGCGCGCGCGGGGGCACGTTGCCCAACCCGAATTCGTGGATTTCCGCGAGCTCTCCGACCGTCATCCCGCCTTCGTGCTCGTCGCCCGGTTCCAGAATCCCCACGCGCACGTCGACCCGTCGCGGGAACGCGATCGGCTTGGTGCGGACGGTGACTCGGGAGGCCATGGGACGGGGCTCGGGGGAGGGTTCAGGGGATCAACCTACTCGGGAAAGGCAACAGGCGTGAGCCTCTTGGAGCTCACGAAGCCGGACCGCGTAGGTAGAGATCCCGGTCTTCGGATCGGCGAGCCCCGCCATGCGGCCAACGGGGCTCGTCGCGATTGCGTTGGCGGCCGTGAGGGCGACCGCTAGATCGCGTTCGTCGGTGTCCCAGGAATCCGCGACGATCGATTCGGCGGCGGTAAGGTGCGCTTCCACCGCGGCCGTGTCGGTCGGCGTGAATTCAGGGAAAAGAACGATGAACGCGGCACGGGTCACTTGCGGTGGGCGTCCTTCGTTGCAGCCGGCGCGGGCTTGGCTGACGCCGTCTCTTCGGCGATCAGCCGCGCGAGCTCCTCCCGCACGATCTGGCGGAGCGCGTCGGACGACGGGAGCCCGTCCCCCGGAGTCTCCCCGCGCGCCTCGGCGCGGAAGCGCCGATCAGTCATGCTCGTTCGCATGATGTCCTGGGACTGACGCCGCTTCTCCTCATACCGCCGGGAAAGCTCCTCCTGCGGAACGAGCTTCGCTTCAGCCCGGGTCACGGTGTCCCCGGCCCCGCCAGCCTTGACGGCCGCGGCCGCCAGCGCTTCCGCGCTAGCGGCGCGCGCTTCCGCGGCCTCAACTCGGTCGATCAATTCCTTAACGGTGGGCTCCGACATGGCTTCTCCTGTTAGCGCCTCACTCACGCGGTGCGCAGCTTGCGGGTCCCGACGAAGCGGATCCCGGTCAGTACGAAATCGTCCCCGTCGAGCGCGGCGTCCGGAACGAACGTAAAAGACACCTTACTCCCCGCGGGGAGCACGCCGGCCAGAACGGCCAGCGTCTCGTCCGTGATCACGGTCGTCGCGCCGTCGAATGCCGTAGTAGAGCCGCCCGCGTCGGTGTCGGCCGTGTAGGCATCGCCGACTTTCTGCGCGAAGAGCGTCACGGTCCCGACCATGGCCGCATCAGCCGCGCCCACGCGGAAGCCCTCGAAGTGCAGGACGATCGCTTTCGCGTCGTCCCAGTCGGCCGGGATGTGTGCCTCCCCCGCGACGGTCGCGCGCGAGCCCCCGGTGTCGTTCCACCGGATCCCGAGACACTCGTTATCGACGAGGGAGAACCCGTCGGCCGTGCCGTCACCGAACGCAGGGATCGCGGCGCCCGTGCTCGCCCGGAGCGAGCCGAGCGGGACGACGAGCTCCGCCGCGGCCGACTCCGCGTCGACCTCGAGGGCGGCGACCGCGGCCTCGAGGGCCGTGATGTCGTCCTCTGCTTGGAGCACGCCCGCGGCGAGATTGGCTTCCGCGCCGCCGCCCGCGGCGTAAGCGTTCGGCACGCCGTCGCCGTAGTCCGTGAGAAGGGCGGCCGCGTTGACGAGCGAGACAACGCCGACGCCGGGAGGGGAAGGATTTGCCATGGGTTCAGCTCACTCCGTCCAGGTAGCGGATTGCGGTCGTGTCCTCGATCAGCACCCCTGCCGTCGAGAAATACTGAGGGACTTGCTCGCCGAAGGGCACCGGGATCGGCTGATCTTCGGTAAGCTCGACGGGCACGATCAGGCGCGCCGTACTCTCGCCGGCGGCCATGGTCACGACGCGGCCTCCGTTGCCGGCGACGTTGGCGAGGTTGCACTTGTGCCACGACTCGAAGCGAACGCCCGGGTGGAGCTTCCGCACGTGATCGAGGACCGTGGCGCTCGAGAACGGATGCATGCGCCGCTCCAAGACGTCGTAGCAGACCTCCGGCAGGATCATGAGGTTGGCCTCCTTGATCCCGTAGGTCGCGGAGCGAACGCCCTGGATCTCGACCGCAATCTCGTCGACGAGCTCCTCAAAGGTGCCAGCCGCCCACGTGGTACCGCCGCCCGTCTTCGCGCTCGCCGTGCCGACCGCGGCGATCAGGGTCGCGTTAGTCAGGAGCCCGGGGAGCCCGTAGGTGGTCTGCAGGTCGCCCGCGGCGATCCTCTCGATGAAGCGCTCCGCCTTCGCAGCGTTGTGCCGAACCTGCGCAGCGCTCAGCGAGACACCGGACCGCGCGGCCTGTTCGATCTCAAAGCGGTTGTAGTTCAACGCCATACCGAAGCGGTAAACGTTGATCGTGCCGGTCGCCCGATCGATCGTGCTCGTCGGCAGGTTCTTCTGCGAGCCGTGCGACAGCAAGACCGGATCCTCCCCGGAGAACCGAAGCTCCGAGTGTTCGATCTGCATCGCCCACGAGGGGACGCTACCATCGACGGGGAGAACCGCGCGAGCCTTCGAGGGCAGGAACGCCTGCTCCCGACTCTGCGTGATGTGAAGGAGATCGCGGGCTAGAAGTAGAGTCATCGTGGGTCCCTATCAGGAAGCGGCCGCCGGGAGGTTGATCCGAAGCTTGCAGACGCCGGCCCCGGTCGAAGCGGTGACGACGCGCACATTCGGGAGGAGCGTGCACGACGCGGTGTCAGCGTCGTCGCGCACGGCGCCGAGCTGCGTCCCGCCCGCGCCCGCCGCGCGACGGACGTAAACGTCTTCGGTCACGGCCATGGCCTCTTCGCACACGACCCAGACTTCACCATGGGCGAGGACCGGGATCACGGTCGCGGCGTCGTAGTCATTCGTGGTCGTGTCGGTGGGCGGGAGCTCGCTCGCCGACCACACGGCAACCCCGAGCGCCTGCAGCACCTCGGCCGCGCTCGTCGGGACCTTGCAGGTTTGGGCGGTCGCGCCTTCGCACACGAAGACGCCGGCGGGCTGCGCCGCGGCCGTCATGTAGCCGAGCGTCGGATCCCCGATGCTGGCGATCTGGCCCCGGCGGGGGGTCGTTTCCGTTCCGTAGGTCTGCATGATCAGGAGCCCTTCCCTGCGAAGGCTTCGCGGCTTCGCTTGCGGTAGATCGATTCGTTGGCGCCGTCGGCGACCGGCGCCGCGGGACCGTGGGTCGAGTTGTGATCGTGCTCCACTACGGGGGAGCCGTTCGCAAGGAACCCGTCGAGCCATGCGTCCGAAACGTCGTCGGCGATCTCTGCCTTCGGGTTGCCGTGGCGGATCGCGTCGATCTTGACCTGTCGCGGGGCCTTGCCCTCGAATGCGTAGTCCTTCGGGAGCCGGGGCGCGATCGCCTGCCGGAACGCGAGTTCCGCGGTCACGCCATCGGCGATCGCCTTCGGCAGCCCGTCGAGCGTCTTCGCGGCTTCGGCCGCCTTCGTCTCGGCCGCGGCGCGCGCGCCGCGCTCCGTCTCGAGCTCCTTCGTCAAGCGTGCGTTTTCCTCCCGAAGGATCGCGGCGTCGGCGACGAGCCGATCCCGATCGGTCGTGCCGGTCGCGGCCGGCGGGGGCGCGGGCGCGCCGGGGAGCGGCGCGGCGCCGTCGTCGGCGATCAGTGTGTCATTGCTCAGACGATCCATGTCTGTCTCTCCGTCGGCGATTAGCCGGGCCTCGCGGCCCGCGCGGGCGAATCCCACGGGACCCAAAGCGACGTGGTTAGGAACGAGCCCGCGGAAGATCACGTCGTAAGCGTCGCCCTCAGGGGTAACGCCGGCAGTCCAATCCTTGCTCGCCGTGTAGGCGCACGAGCACTCGACGAGCTCCGTCCCGAGCCGGCCGATCGCGTCGGCGTCGGAGATCTGCAGGGCAGCCCGGACGAAGTCATGCGCGCCGCGCCGCTCCGTGGCGGAGTCCTGCGCACGAACGACCCCGACCGCATGTTGCCGCCACGTCGCCGGGGAGACGCCCCCGTCGGGATGCCCCACCGTGACGGGCGCGCCCGCGTAGTCGGCGACCCGGACTTCGTCGGGGGGGCGGTAAGCCCGGACCGGCGACCCGTCCGGCCGCCGGTAGAGCTGAACGCCGGAGCGCCCGATCCGCGCGGGGACGACGACACCTCCCCCCGGGGCGGCCTTAGCCGTACCTAGTCGGGCGGTGTCGATGATCACACCCCGGGTCTAGCACGGACGTTACGTAACGTCAAGGGCGCCCGGCATGGTCATTGCCAGGGTGGGATCACGGCGGACGATCGGTCAAGTTGCCAAATCGTCGTGGCCTCGCTCCGAAGCGCCCCACGCGGCCCGTAGGTTCGCACCGTCACCCGGATCGCGCGGGCGCCCGCAAGCGTCGCCGCCTCTAGTCGGTGCCGACCGTCGAGGAGCTCCCGGCGGCCGTCATGATAGACGGCGACGACGATCGGATCCCGCGCAAGCGCGGCGGCCGTGACGTCGCTTGCGCCCGCGAGCTGCGCCCGCGCGTAGTCCCGTGACTCCGACCGCATCCCCCCGCGAGAAAAGAGGAGCGCGGCATGGCGCAGCACCGGCGCGCGGAGGATCGCAGCTTCGAGCTTGATCCGGTCCAGCAAGCCGAGCGGCGGAATCACGGGGGGCGCCGGGACCGAGGGCGCCGGGGCGAAGAGCACCACGGGCGCGGCTGGCGCGGGCGCCTGTCCTTTAGCAAAAGCCGGCGCGCGCGGGGCGCCGGGCACAAGCGGCCGCGCGGGCACGGGCGGCGCGACGGGCTGCGCGCGAGACGGCGCGGGCGCGACGGGTGCCCGAGGCTTCGGCTTCCGCGCGCGCGGCGCGGCGGCGCGTGCGCGCGCGGGCTCGGGGGCGCGCGCGATGTCCCGCGGATCGATCGCCGTTTCCAAAACGGGATCGGCGTGGCAGCGGCATTGGTAATCCTCGCCCGGGTTGTGCACGCCCGTCCCTGTCTCGGGGGGGTCGTCGTAACGGAACGTCTTTCCGTCTAGCGCGTCGTGTGACGGCCTAACCGTGCCGTCGCCCGAGGTGCGCCAAACATACTCGACGATCCCCAAGCTTTCATGCTTCGCGCGCGTCACCGAAGCGGCAAGTTTGAGCGTCTGATCCCGCGCCCAGAAGCGCGCCCGCGCGCGGGAAACGTCGGACACCTCGAGGAGCTTCGCCGTCAAATCGTTGACGTGTAGGTTGCCCCACTTTTTTAGCGCCCCGTCGAGCCGCGTCTTCGTTTCCTCGCCGACCGTTACGATCAACGAAACGTTTCGCGACCGGAACGCTTCGAGGAGCTGCGCCCCGCCCGCGGCGCGCGCGCCCTGGATCCGTTCGACCGGCTGCATTTCCTCGTTTACCGAGGACTCGATCGACCGCACGGCTTGATCGACGAGCTCCGCCGCGCGCCGGCGGGGAGCGGCATCCTGGACTAGCCCCCGATGCTCTGCAAACCAAGCCCGAATCGCGGCCTCGACCGCCAGGGAGTAAGCCGCTTGCATGGCGCGGAGCGCCGCGGGGGGCGCCCCTCGCGAGCGCAGCACCCGGCGGGGCTCACGCGGGCGGCGGGGCTCACGCGGGCGGCTCGTCGTCGCCACGGGCCTCCGGGTCGTCCTCCGTCCCCGGGGTCGCGGGGTCGTCCGGCGCGCCGTCGTCCGGCGCGCCGTCGTCCGGCGGGGCCGCCGGGGCCGCGCCCTGCGCTAGCACCTCGTTAACCATCATATCCCCGCGCGGGTCCCCCGCCGGCAACGGATCGAGCCCGCTCTTCGCACGAAGCTCATTGACGGTCACGATCGCGGCTTGCGCCGTGGGCGGTACCTGGATCGTCGTCTCGGGTAGCTCGCTCGCGGCGGCTTGCACGCGCGCCGCTACATCCAAGCCGAGCTCCTCCCCGCGCAGCCGGACGACGTCGAGATCGGAGAGCACGCCCATCGTCCAATAGGCGCTATCCGTGTCGGCTTGCGTCTTCCGAAGCGTCGCGCGCTCCGCTTCGGACATCTCCCGGATCGGGGGGAATTCCAGGACGACCGGGCGCCCCGCGATCCAAGAGAGGAGCCGCGTTAACTTCGGCGAGACGCTCCCCCGCTGATAGACCGCGACGCGATCGTCAAACTGGGCCCGGTCGTTCTCCCCCGTGGCGCTAAGGCCCGCCGGCTCCTGTCCGAGCAGGATCGCGACCGGGATCTCGGTCGCCCCGGAAACCTGCAAAACGGCTTGTTCTAGGATGTTCGCGACGCTCGCGAAAGACACCTCGGTCCGGGTGAATTCCTCATTCGTCGCGGCGTCGAGGAACACGGTTCGGGCGACGCTCCGACCTTGGGTCATGAGCTGCATCCGTGCCGCCACGGCGCTTTGGTCCTTCTGGCCGAGTAGACCGATCAACCCTTGGAGCTTGAGCACCCCGATCGACGCCTCGTCGAGCAAATGCCCCACGGACTGCCACGCCGTGTCATAGCGTTTGAGCTCCTCGATCACGGGGTCCAGGACGCTAAGCCACGGCGTGAGATCCGAACGCTTCGAGCGCGCGCGGGGGGCGCCTTCGCAGTAGATCGCACGGCTCGCGTGGAAAGCGTAGCCCGCGCGGTTGTGGTCGCCTTGCACGGTGTAAGAGATCGGCTGGCCGTAGCGCGGATCGTTGGCGTCCGTCACGCGCGGCCCGGGCCGAAGGTCCGTCCACCGGACGACGTCGAGCCAAAGGATCTCGGAGCGGGGCCCGGGCTCGGGGGCGGGCTCTAGCGGGTCGCCGAAGCGGAACCCGGGGATCAACACGGCGCCGCCGCTTAGCCGGCCTTGATAGAGCGCCTGCGCTAGCACCCCGTGCGGGTAAAGGTCGGTGGCGTTCAGCTTGTCCCACGCCGCCCAAAGCGGGGCCGCGTCGGGTAGATCCTGGATCTCGGGGCGCTTCCGGAGCGCGTGCTCGGGGAGCACTTGCACGACCCGGCGCGAAAGCCAGCTTGTTTCGTAGATCCCCTCGTACTGATCCGCCGTCTGCGTGGTCGCCGCGCCCACGACCCAAAGCGTCGACCGAAGCTTGTCCGCGGTCGTCCCGAGGCCCGTTAGGACGTTTTCCCACCCATCCGCCAGGATATCTCGCAGGGTCACGGGCCAAGCCTAGCACGCGGGGGGCGCGATGTCACGGGCGCGCGAAGAAATCCGCGAGCCCGGCGAGTTGCATCCGGGCGATCCCCCCGGGCTGGAACAAGTAGTCAAGCACCATGGTCGCCGTGTCGACGCGATCGTTCTCCCGTTGGCGCGGGAACCGAACGAGCTCCCCGCGCCACTCTTCCGCCCACGCCGCGCGCGGAATCCACACGACGCCCGACTCAACCCGCGCCGAGTGACGCCGCGCGCGATCCTCCTTCGAGCCCTGGGGTTCCCAAGGATAGATGCTCGGGACGAGCTCCCGAAGTTCCGAGATCAGGGAAGACCCGTTCGCCTTGTCTTCGACGAGAACCGCGATCGCGCGCGACCACGGCTCGGCTCCCTGCGCCGCCAAGAAAACCGCCCGGGTGTCGGGATAGTTCCAGCGCCCGATCCTCTCGTCAACCAGGTAGAGCCGTTTCGTCGGATCGTGCCACGCGAAGAGTACGCCATGCACGCGCGAGCGGGACTCGACCGCGGCCCGGGTGCCCCGGTCCTTCCCCTTGAACCCGAGATCCCACGACTGCAGGAACGTGAGCTCCCACGGGCGCGGGAGGCTCTCATATTCCTTGAACCAGGCCGCCTCGAAGAACGCCCCCGTTTCAGGCGTGGGATTTTGCTGATACTGGGCCGCGGCGGTCGAGGTCGTAAATTGCGCCATGTCCCGCGCTACGATGTCCGCGGGGAAGCGCTCCGGCCAAAGGAGCTCCCCGGGCTTCGTGCGTTGATCGACGAAGCCGAACCGATGCCCGCGGTCCCACGGGCAATCAGGGACGTAGCTCATGGGAAGGCAGATATGCTCCGCCCCCCGGTCGAGTAGCAGCCGAGCCGGATCGTTGTCGGCGAGCCGCTGCATGATCAAGACCTCGGCAAATGTCGCCGGGTCGCGGCGCCGGGTCGCCAGCGTGCCGTCATGGATCCGAGCGACCTCATCGAGGGCCAGCCCCGACGGCGCGTCCGCCTGCTCGGGTTTGAGCGGGTCATCTAGGACGAGGGTGTCCGTGTGCCACCCCGTGATCCCCCCGCGCAAGCTGAACGAGTAGCGAGCCCCCCCGGCCGTCGTTTCGTAATCCCCGTGAGCCTGCTTGGCGGTGACGCCCCCGACGAGGCGCGTCCGGGGCCAGGCTGCGATGTAGGTCGGATCCTTTAGGATCTGCAGCGCCTTGCCCGCGTCGCGCAAAACGATCCCGTCCCCGTGGCTTACAAACATCCAACGGTGTTCAGGCTCAAAGGTCCAATGCCACGACGGCCAGAAGACGTTTACGAGCAGTGACTTCATTGTCCCCGGGGGCTGATTGATCACGGTCGCCGGGTGGACGCGGCGCCATGACGCGCGCGCCCCGCACGCGCACGCGCGGCGCCAGCCCCGGTCAAGGGGCGCCCGGGCACCACACGCCGCGCAAGCGTATTCCCTCGAGATCATCTCGAGGGCTCGGCAGTCCTGATCAATGTGCCAATTCTCCCGAAACTCGCCGGGCTCTACCACGGACCAGAAGAGCCGCACGAATTCCAGGAGCCCGTCCGACGCGACGAGCCGGCGGACGAGGACGGCGCGGAGCGCGGCGTCTTTCACCGAAGGCGCTCCGCTATCCGTTCCAACGCCGCGGCCTGCCGGCGCGACTGCTCCGCTATCCGTTCCAGCGCCGCGGCCTGCCGGCCCTCGCACGCCGGGGCCTGCGCTTGCGCGGGGCGGACCGCGATCCCCCCGAGCGCGATCCCGAGCATGACGCCGACCAAAACACCCGCCGCGGCCGCACGCGAGACGCTCACGGCCGCCACCTCCAAGGGATGATCATCCCCCCCGTTACGTCGCCCCCGAAGACGGAGAGCATTAGCCCTTTCGGGTAGACTTGATCGTGGCCCACGAAGGTCAACCGGGGACGCAATACCAAGGAGCAGCACTCCCGCTCGATCGCTTCAAACCAACGGGTTTCCAGGGACAGGGGCGTCAGGAGCACGACGGACACGCCGCGCCGCGCTTCCGCCGCGCACTTCGCGGCCCACGCGCGGCAATCGCGATAAGGCGGGTTGCACCACACGAGTCCGTCGCGGGGCCACTCGATCACGAGCCCGTCCGCCGCTATCGGCGAGCCGGGCCCCGCCCACGCGGTGCAGACATTCGGCGCCGCCGCCGCCGCGTCGAAGACGATCCGCCCGAAGCGTTGCTGAACCGCGGCGAGAAACTCGGGCGGGGTCTGAACGTCCTGGTTAGACGTGGTCGGGTGCTGCTCGGGGGAGGTCACGCGCGATCCCCCTTCGGCGCCGGCGGACGGCACCCGTAAGGCATCATGACGTGAAGCCGGAACCACCGCAGGTATTCCAGGGCCGCGCGGCAGTCGGTCAAGGCGCGATGGTTCCCGAAAGGCTTAGGGCCCCAGTCCGTCGGATACTTGTGGGCGACCTCTTGCGCGATCGTTCGCACGTCGCGCAGCCGATAGGACAACGCGCCGAGGAACCGCGGCGCGTAGCGGCGCAAGTAGCGTTGATCGAAGTGAGGCCCGAAGCCCGCTAGCTCCGGCTTCTCGCCCTTGAAGTAGTGGGCGCCCCACGCTAAGAGCCGCTCGTCGAAATCCACGGGGTCACAAATGAGCTTGCCCGCGCCTTCCGCGCGCCCGTCGGCGACCTCGAGGAGCTCGGTCCAAAGCCCCGAGTCCTCGTGAGCCGCGAAGGTGCAACCCGCGCGGAGCTCGGTCACGACCTCCCGTGGATACTTGAAAAGGTATTGCCTCTCGTCGATGATCACGAGCTCGTCCGTCACCAGGATCGCGCCAAACTCTAGGGGCGCGTCCCGGTCGGGGTCTAGCCCCGTCGTTTCGAAATCTCCGAACAGTAGCATGGTTCCTCCTTAGACTCCGTTCTTGTCTAGCAACTTGAGCAACACGCGGCACTCTTCGTCAGACAAGTCTTCGATGCTCTGCCCCGTCGTGTCGATCGCTTTGGACTCTAGCGCGTTCCCGTGCTCCTGCAGCAACTTTAGGATCTGGAACGCCCGGAGCTCGACCGTCGCGATCTCTTTCGGCGACACGACTAGCTCGCCGCTTGTGCGGGACAGGCCGCGGAGCTTGTTCATTTCTAACGCCACCACTTCGATCGTCGCGTCCAGCGCGAAGCGCAGCCGGTCAAGCGAGTCTTTCGGGATGCTGTGCATCGCATCCCACGCGGCCGCGCGGGAGCTCCAGTCGTAGGTCCGGGCGAGCGCTAGATCGCTAGGCGGCGGGCGCGGCGCCTGGTCGCGCCACCACACGAAAAGGCGGTAGTGGGCGCTCGGCTCGTCAAGCCGTTGATCCCAAGGCTCCCGGGTCACGACGATCAGCCTTGCACGCCCGGGCGCGCCCCGCAAGCAAAATCGCCCAGGGTCAAGCCAAATACTCGATCGGGCAGAAAGGCTCGATCGGGAGCCCGTGCCGACCGAGCCAGCCTAGGACCGTCTCGGGGTCCGCCTCGAAGGCGAGCGCGTCCAGGCTCACGGAACACGACACGACGCGCCCGCGGAGCGCCAATGACGTCGCGCCCTGCAGCACCCGGCACGTGCGAAGTTTTATCCCCGGCTGGCCGGCGTCCGCCGTGAGCGCCACGCGCGCACCGTCCTCGGTTTCTCCCGAGCCGAGAAAGATCGCGCCGTGCGCGCTCTTTAGCTTGTAATCGTAGCAGAGGAAATCCCCGGGTTTCAGATCCTCGAGGCGGGGATTCCAGGTGCGCGCGTGATCGAGCGGCGGACAGAACCAGCGCGCCAAATTGACTTGGGACACCCACCCCAGGTGCTCCGTGCGATTCATAGCGGGACCGCGGTAGCCGGCCGCGAACGCGACGCAATGAAGGAGATCCCCGCACGACGACGACGGCTTAGGCTTGCATGCCAGGTACCCCGCGATCCGGCCTTCCGTCACCGCGACAGAAAAGGGGCCGAGCGGATCCGTTCCGTGCGTCGCCAGGTGCGCCGCTAGCTCAACAACGAGCCGCCGCCGATCGCTGATTTCTGTCATCCGCCGCACCCCTTCGCTAACGCTAGGATCGCCGCCGTCAACGCCGTCGCCGTCGCGCCGGCGAGGGCAACCATGCTCCACCCCACCCAGGCCCGAAGGTGCGCGCGTACCGCCCGCGGGGGGCCGATAGACGTACCAGGCGCCGGCGGAGACGCGGCGGGGGGCGTCCCGTGCACAAGCACTTCGACCAAACTGGCGCGGTCGTCCTTCAGCAACCCCAGCAAGTCATCGCGCAGGGCGGCGACGTCGCGCGCTAGCCCCCGGAGCTCCTCGCGCAGGGGGTCGAGATCGTCGCGCCGCTCGAGCTCGGCTACGCGCCGCTCTAACTGTCGCGCCAGCCGCCACAGCGTCTCGGCTTCGCTAGCCGGCGCGACGGGACTCACCCGCCGCCCCCGTTGCCTGCCCGCATGTGGGCGCGGTAGCGCCCGCACCCATCGGCGTCGATCAAATCGATCCGCTCCACCACGCGCGAGACTTCGCTCCGGTGGGCGAGCGCCTCGTCTGCCGCCACGGCCGCCGCGTGCCGCGCGGCCTTAACATCGTCTTTCAAGGCCGCGATCTCCACCCGGGCGATCGCTACGGCTGCCCGGGTATCCGCGGCGAGCGACACGGCGGCCTCGATCCGTTCGAGGAGCTGTCGAAGGCTCGGCTCGGGCGGGGCGTTCGAGGGCACGGTGTCGCGGTCGTCGTGATCGGACATGGTAGACTTTCAGACCGGAGCGGTATAGGTGGCGCTGTTGATCTTCATCGGCTCGTCCTCGAGCCAGTCGGCTTTGGGCAACTGGACGTCGTAGCCAGTGCCCACGCCCGCGCTGAGCTGCAGCACCGTCGTCCCGTCCGAGTCCAGGACGAGCGCGTTGTCCGGCGTGCCGCTCGCGTTGCAGTTCGTGTCGGTCTTCGGAAATCCGTCGAACGTGATCACCGGGCCCGCAACGGTGCCCGCCGGATCGTCGAGGGTGAACTCGGCGATCGTCATGGCGCCGTCGAGGATGCGAAGGATGCCGGCTCCCGCGCCGCCGTCGATCCGCGCGAGCACCGCGGTGGCAAAGTCGTTTCTCAGGTCGGCCGCGTGAGTCGTCATGCGTCATCTCCTTACGAAGCCGCCGTCTCGGCGTCCGACCACGCCCGCCCGTCGATCGCGACCGAGGGTGTTGCTGCCGAGGTCAGCGGCGGTGAGAAGGGCGGAGGTAGCGGGAACGGATTGCATGATGATACTCCTTAGTGAGGTGTCTATTAGTACCCGCCAACCGCGCGCCAGTTGGCGTCCACGGCCACGGCTTCGGGCGCCGTCAGGGAACGATCCTAGATCGCCGTCTGGTAGATTGAGCCGGTCAGCTTGTAGAGTGACCCGTCGGCGGTACCAAGCCACAGCTGGTCGGTGGTGAGCGCACCGGTTTGGGTCGCCGTCTCTGCGTCCACGCCATCCACCTTCATCCGCAGCGTGGTGCCGTCGTAGCGGCAGATCACCACCCCGCAGAATGGGAGCGCGGTGGCGAGGTCGGCGTGCCGATACTCCGAGTTGTCCTGGATTCGATCGAATGTGAACCGCGGGGAAGACTTGCGGTACGTGAGCTGCACGACGCGCCCGGTCGAGGAATTGCGAAACGCCCACGGATTCTGCACCTCGTCGGTTGCGTTCTTGCGGAAGGCCAAAGCTACCGTGAAAGCCGTTGCTGCTCCCGCGCCGCCGAGCGCCGCCAAGCCGTGGCAGCTCATGAACTGCGCCCCGGAGAATACGGGCCGGCCCGTGACGGGGTTCTTGACCAGTTGCGCCGCGGCCGTGGCCTGCGCCCAGGCATCCGTATACGCTCCGCCCCGGAAATCGGCCCACGCCGCGAGGCGGCGCTGGACTACGGTGGCGGCGTTCTTGATCCGGAAATACCCAGCGCCAGTCGCGTCCGTGAAGGTGTCGCTCGTGCCAACCAGAGGGTACGCCCCCACGGTGCCGGCACTATTGTGGCTCGCGGTGGTGAGTGCGATCCTATACCCGGCATCGGGGTCGCCATTTACCGCGTCTAGCGGCGTCGCGGTGCAATACTCGTAGGTACCGGAGATGATCGCCCCGGTGTCGAGATTCACGTCCACGGTCGCCGTAGTTCCCGTGCACGCGAGGCGGATCTTGTTCGTCGCCTCGCCCGGAGGGGGCGAGCCGCGACGGACGTCGATCACGTATTGACACGGCGCCCCCGTTACCGAGTCCGTTAGCGCGCTACCGATATGGTGCTGGGCGTCCGACGGGTATGCGTTACAGGTGAATCTAAGCCAGTCGCCGTCGGCCGACTCTGTCAACCCGGATGCGGCCCAATCGGTAACGGCGGCGATGGACGCCTGGGTGTCGCCCTCCGTCTCCCCCTCGCCAGCCAGCGTCCACAGCACCGGCGACGTATCACCGATCGTCCAGGTGCCACCGAGCGCCTCGAACGTCGCGGCCGAGCTGGCAGCGGAGATGGTGCCGCCGGGGATCACGCGCGCGGCCCTGCGCGCAGCCACGCCCAAGCCGAGCCCCAGGCGCATGTCAACGCCCCTGCAGCCGAGCCGCCGCCCGCCGAAGCGTCTCCCGCTCCGCCGCCTCCCGCCGTAGCTTCGCGCGCTCTAGAGCAAGGGGCGCCTGTAGTTCCTTGACGTCGACCTCTGCCAAGTCGAGCCACCCCGGCACGGGCCGGCCCGACCGGATCCAGGAGATCACTTCCTCGGCCAACGGGATCACGATCGCGCGCACGGCCGGATCAGAAAGCACCGTCGAGATCAGTTTTACCAGGTTCAAGGCGTCCCCCCGATCACGGCTTCCACCGCGTCAAGCGCCGAGGCGAGCGCCGGGTCGGGCGCGAGCTCCTCGAGATCCCGGAGCAAGGCGAGCGCCTCCCGCACGCGGGGGAGCGCGTCCTCCCCGGCGTCGAGCGCCACGCGCGCGGCCGTGATCGCCGTCCGTGCGTCCGTAAGCGCCTCGATCACGCGCGCGCCCGTCGCGAGCTCGGACTCCGTCGGGACATCCAGCGCGTCGAGCCAAGCGACCGTTCCCGCGTCGGCGACCTCAAGCGCCCGCACGGCGAGCGCGTAGCCCGTCGCGGCCGTCGTCAAGGCGTCGTCCGCCGTCCGGGGTGCCTGTCCTCGGCACCCCCCCACGGGTAGCGCCAGCAAGGCGAGGAGCAGCAAGCGCAAGCGCAGCCCGATCCAGAGCCGCCGCAGGGCGCGCCTCACTCGGCCCCCTTTGCCTCGCTAAGGGCCGCCTCGATCAAGGCGACGAGCGCCCGCTCGATCAACGCCTGCCGTTCTGGCCCCGAGGCGTAAACCAGTCCGAGCAGGCGCGCAAGCTGCGCCTCCCCGGCGGGTCCGAGCTGCGCCCGTAGCGCTTCGAGGGCCGCGCCAAGCGCGCGCCCTGCGCTCTCCCCGGTGAGCTTGCCCGTCGCGGCGTCACGCTGCAGGCTCGGCACGACCACCCGCTCGACCGCGATCACGGCGTCACGCGCGGCGAGGCCCGCCCGGTCGACGATCTCCCGGGCTTCGTCCGTCTTCGCGCGGGCTCGCAGCCACGCGGCGCCGGCGAGAAGAGCCCACGTCGCCGCGGCGCACACGAGCGCGCCAAGCGCGGGGAGTGACTGGGCCAAAAGGGTTGCGAGGAATTCCTGCATGATCCGAGCCTCCTAGAAAGAGGGCTCCGCGCCCGCTCGGAAGGAGGGGCCAAGCGGACGCGGAGCCGTGCCCTGCAGTCCTAGCACGGCGCGGGGGGGCGCGCTAGGCCCGAATCACGCCTAGGTAAATCTCCCCGGTCACCGTGCGGTCCGATGTCGCGTGGGCCTGCGCTTCGAGGGTAAGCACATCGCCCGCGAGTCCGAAGCGCAGCCCGAAGGCGCCCGCCGCGCCGAACAGAGTCAAGGCCCAATCGACGCCCGCGACGTCCGAGCTCCAGTCGTCCAGTTGATAGACCAGGTCCCCGCCCGTGTCGTCGCGGCGGACCGCGCCCGTCACGACGATCGGCGACACGACGCCCGAGGTTGCGTCGGTGACGTTCAGCTCGAGCCGGATCGTGCGCAGGCGAAGATCGGTCGGCAGCAACGCGGCGAGCGACCACGTGACCAGCACGACCCACCCCTCCCCGCCGTCAGAGGGGACGTTGGCTGCGCTCGCCGTGATCGTCGCGTCGTAAAGCTCCCGAAGGAGCCCGCGGGGGGTGACGAAATCCAGGTTGTTCTCGTCCGTGTTGACGATCGCGATAAAGCCCGCCTGCCCGGTGACAGGCATCGCCACGCCGCCGGAATACTGGCGCGCCAGGCTGGCCCAAAGGTTCGGGTCGATCGTCATGGCTCAGCGCTGCGCCAGGATCCCCTCACACGCGGCCGACTGGATCGCCGTGCACACGTGGTCAACCACGCCCGAGACGGCGTCAAGGTGCGCCTCGCTAAGCGTGAGCGTCGTCCCGTCGAGCTGCGTCAGGATCAAGGTCCCTGAGATCGTCCCCACGATCAGGCGCCGCGCAGGGCCGCCGAGGAGCGTCACAAGCGACGTTAGCTCGGTGGGCGCCGCGACGACCGTTCCCTTCGTCGGGACGTCGATCCGTTCACCGAGCTTGCTTAGCGTCGTGGTCACGCTCGGGGTGTAGCACGGGCGGGGCCGGGGGGCAAGGGGCTAGGCTTCCGTGGGCTCCTCGCCCCCGTCCTCGCCCCCGGGCGCGCCCCCGGGCGCGCAATCCTGCAGCGCTCGCTGCAGCGCGCCGAGCTTGGCCCGCGGCCCCGTCACCCAGCAAAGCTCGACGGGCGGGGGCTCCGCCTTCGGGGGCTCCGCCTTCGGGGGCTCCGCCTTCGGGGGCTCCGCCCGGGGGCGCGCCCGCGCCGCCGCCTCAAGCTCCGCGTCCGTGGGCTCCTCGGGCCACGGCTGATCGGCGTCGAGGTGCGCCTGGCGCCACGCCTCCCGCTCCTTTCGGAGCAGGCTCTCCGGGGCGCCAGGGCGCCGCGCCTTCGTCGCGAGGATCCGTTCAAGCGAGCACCGCGTGAGCTCCCGCCACGCGGCAAGCGCGTGTTGCCTCGCCGGCTCGTGTTGCGTCGAGCCGCAAATCCGGTCGGTGCCGACCACGCCCCGCCGCCACGCCCCGATCACCCGGCGCTGCAGCCGGCTCCGGTCGGCGTGCTCTAGGTCCGCCGCCCCGAGGTCAATCGTCCCCTCGGTTACGATCCGCACGTCGCGCCGTAGCGCCCCGTACTGACTCGGGGTAACCCCGAGCATCCGATCCAGTTCCCGTTTGCGGCGCGCCAGCGCCTCGACGCGCTCGCCCCGCGCGCCGGGGGACGTCGTGTCCAGCGCCCGCCGAAGGCGCAGCAGAGCCGGCACGTCGAGCCCCTCTGCCGGCACGGCGTCGAGGCGCCCCGCACGGGGGGGAGCGATCGCGGTGAGCTCGGCCCGGACTGGATCCCCCGTGCGCGCCCGCGCCCTGGCGAGCGCCTCGACGCCGGACCGATCCGGGGCGCGCCCTAGCCGGGCGTCAATCTCGCGCAACCGAGCGAGCATCGGGTCGACGCGACGCAACGGCACGCCGCGTAAGAGTTGCTGATAGAGGCACAACGCGCGCCGATCGAGCTCTAGCTCCGACACGCCCTCGAGGGGTAGCGCTTCAATCAAGGGATCCTCCTTCGTCGTGGTATACCGCGGCGGCTAGCGCCTGTCTTGCTCGGGCTCGCACATTCGCCCGGGGGGAGAGCCGCCCCCGCTCCCAGCGCGCCCGTGCATCGGCAGCCAAGGCCGCGCGCGCCTCCCCCGCGACGGCCTCTAGCCCCCGGGACTCGGCATAGGCCAGGCGCAAGCGCAAGCGCCGGCGGGCCTCGGGGGATAGCAGGGACGCCGTCACGGCGCCTTCCCTTGGTCGGCGAGACTTTGCGCCATGCGCGCCGCGCCGCGCCGGAACACGTCGATCGCCTTCGCTTGTTCGCGCTCCCGCTTTTGCGCGCGCTGTTGCGCCGACGAAAGCCGCGGCGTCAACGATCGCGTCCCCGCCGCCGGCCAACTAGCCTCGATCCATGCTTCGCGCTCGGCCGCGGCCGCGAAGATCGCTTGTCGCGTCGCTTCATCCCGCACACGCTGCGCGAGCCAACGCCCGCGCCAGGCCCAATAGAGCTTCACGCTCCGCCAAACCTGGAACCGCTGGCGCAGCCCCGGGCGCGTCGCCCATTCGACGCACTGCTCTAGCCGGGCGTCGATAGCACCGATCGCCGCGAGCCAAGAGAAATCGCCCGTCTCGCTCCACTCGTCCACCGCAATCGAGGTCAAGTGCCTGACCGTTCGGCCGGGGCTCGGCTGCCCAAGGAGCTCCGCCACGTGCCGGGCGAATGCCCCGGGGTTCACGCGACCGGTGTCGAGATCAGGCTGCAGGGCTAGAAACATGCACAGAAGGTAGCATCGTGGCGCCTGTTGTCAAGGGACCCCGGGTGTATGGCGACCCCCCTCTTTTCCTATATGCAGTAGGACCCTGGGGTGAACGATGTAGTATCAATATACTGTAACTAGTTCTCTTGATACTACATCAATCATCCCTAGCGCTTCCCCCATATTAGGTAAGATTTACCTCGGTAGGGACTCTCCCGAGCGATTCCGCGTACTTAGCATTTTCGGCCTTTTAATGTTACCCCGCCGCCGGTCGGCCGGTTCTAGGTGACGTAACGGCACTTTTGGCAGGCCGGCTGCCCGATGGGGGAGGGCGCCTTAAATCCCCGACCCGCGCGGCGCCCTGCGCGGGGCGTTCGGGGATTTAAATCGGCGCCCGCGCGTTAAATCAAACCACCCGGGATTTTAACTAGGGTTAAATCCCAGCGAGATAATTGCCGCCGCACTGGAATGCCGGCCGACCGGCGGCGGGGTAACTAGTCCGCGGCATTTTCTCGCGCGTTAAATCCCGTCGGGATAATTACCGCCACTGTTTAATTCCCCGGGCTCCTCGGCGCTTTTGAAAGTGCCGTTACGGAACCTTTGGGCGGCCGACGATTCTTCGCCAGCGCCACGCGCAACGTTCCGTAACGGAACCTTCACCATCGGCCAAACCAAGGCACGGGGACGTTACGTAACGGCACCTTTCAGGCTCGAGGGTAGACGTTACGTAACGGCACTTTTCGGAGCCCGGGCCCCGTCGTCACCGGGGGAGCGAGCTCGTCAGGCACGCCAGCCACAGCGCCCACGCGACGCGCGGGGGGAGGGACGCGGGGGGCGCCGGCGGCGGGGCGGGGATCGTGGCGGTCACACCCATCCCCGCGCCGTCGCGAGCGCCTCGTCGAGCGCCTCTGTCACGCTTTCGCCGGCGCCTAGGACGTCGCCCGAGTCGGGGTCGAGAACGCCCCAGGGGAGGAGCGAGCCGGCGGGGCCGGGCACGATCGCGGGGTCCTGTCCGAGCAGGATCGACAGGGAGTGAAAGAGCTCTCGGGCGACGCTGGATTCGTCGAGGGCTTCGCGGGCGGTCGTCGGGATCATCGCTTCACCCAAGCCGCGCAGCGCGAAAGCATGGCGTCGCCATACAGGTCCCCCGCGCGGCGTGCGAGCGCCCGCGCTTCGTCGGCGCGCGGGGTCGAAGGCTCGGAGCCCAGGACGACCGCGGCCGCGTGGCAGGCCAGGCGATGCGCCTGGTCGGCGTCCGACACGGCGAGCTCGGCAAGGGCGACGTTGCCGGAGGTCGCCGCGCCCTCGCAGGACAGGGACAGGGTTTCGAGCGCGCCGACGAGGCGGCGCAGCGACACGAGGGGATCGGGGGAACTCATACCCCGAAAGCCCCGGCCGGTTTGATCCAGTGCGGGGCGGGGGGCCCCTCGCGTTGCGTCGGGGCTCGGTAGGTTGTCTCGGGTGCTGGGGTGGACGGCTCCCGGGGCCGGGCCGCCGGGGCGGGGGGTTAGCCCGCGCGCCGCATGGTGATCCTCCTGGGGACGGTGCCGAGCTCGGCGCCCACCATACCTTGGGGCGCCGCGCTTACACCCCGAAAGCCCCGGCCCCTGGGGAGGGGTGCGGGGCGGTAGGGGGAGGGCGGGGGCTAGATGCGCGCTAGCACGGTTTCGGCGGCACGCGACCCCTTGGGGCGCATCATCGCTTCGCGACGACGCCGCGCGAGCTCAGCTCGATGGGCCCGCTCTTCTGGGGGGCACACAACCGCCGCCAGAGCGTTTACCAAACGCTCAGCATCGCGCCCGCTCAGGGTAGGCGTAGGCTGGATCGGTCGTGCCATGGGGCTGCTCTTGCTGGAAGGGGGCTGCTCTTGCTGGTCGTGGCACTCGCGGCCCCACGCGGCCGTTACACCGCTCAAGGTAACCCCGGCCCCCGAGACGGGCAAACGGAATTCGCCCTGATCCGTCGGCCGGCCCGCAGCATTCGCGAGTTTCCCCGGGGAGCACGGGCCTGGCGGGACGGGGTGGCGGCGCACCACTCGGAGTAGACCTGCCCCTCGCTGGTCGTGCCGTAGTGGGGGTCGTCGGCGCTCTCCTCGGCGGCCCGGAGCAGCTCGCCGAGCATCCGGACCTCTGCGGCGGTGACGCGGTACCAGCTCGCTGTCTCATCGGCGTAGTACACGTAGCCACGCCCGGCTGTGGATGCGTCGAGGCGGTCGATGCCACGGGCGAGGTCGGCGGCGCTGGTCTGGCGGGTCTTGGTGGTCGTTGTCGTCATGCTCTCCCCTAATGCACTCCCCGTGCCAAGCGAAGCGCGCACCCAAAGGCCGCGTTTCGCGCCGCGCCGCGCGCCCCGCGCGACGCATATTTCGCGTTTATGCGCGAAACGCATTTCGCGGTGCGTAACGCGCTACACACGGCACGGCATAACGATCGCCCACCGGGCCCCGTCGTCGGACACGAGGCGCAAGGGCGCGCGCGGCGCGTCCGGCTCGAAGTAAACCGTCAGGGTTTCGACGAAGGTGACGGCGTCCAGCAAGTACCGCACGTAGCACGCCGGCGCGCCGGGCTCCGGGGGCAGCACCCCTGCCAGGACGGGCCCGCCGAGGACGGCCGCGCGCTTGGCCGTGTCGCGCTCCGTGGGGTCCCTGTCCCCCGCGTGGTAGCCGTGCACGGCGCCCGTTGCCAGGTCGGCGGCGGCGTTCCAGCGCTTGCCTAGGGCGGCGTCGAGCCCGTGCGCGCGCACCAGGGCCGCGGCGTCGAGCTCTAGCGCGCGCTCCGTGCGGCCCGCGGGGGCGTTGAGCTCGACGGCGGCGCGCACTAGCGCCGCGTCAGGGTCCGGGGCGGCTTCGGCGTCCGGCGGGGGGCACCGTCGCGCGTGCAACCTGTGCCCGTCCGTGGCGACCTCGAAGTATTCCGGCGCCCCGCCGCCGGCGGGGCTGTAGGCGTAGCCCATGCAGACCACGTGGGGCACCGTACGCCAGCGCGCGTGGTCGGGGCAGGGGAGGGGGAGGAGCGCCGCAGCGAAGGCGCGGTCAGGGTCGGGGCGGCGGGTCATAGCAGGCTCACTTCATGCAGCAAAACGCGGCCGGGGCCGCGGGTCGGTGACGTCCAAGAGAGCTCGATCGTCCGGACCGGGCCGCGCAGCCCGTCATCCCGGCGGTCGAGCTCGGCCCACGTGAACGCCCCGTCGCGGGGGCGGCTCGCGAAAACCTGATCGACGAAGCCGGCGCGGTAGTGGGCGCCGGTGGCCTCCGATCGGTAGAGCGCCTCGCCCGTGCGCCGGGCGCCACCGTAGCGCGTCGCGCGGCGGTCCTGGTAGGGCAGGGCCCGGACGTAGGCCTCGACGGTAGGGCCCGGGATGCGCGTCCAGCCGGGGCCGTGACAGGGGTGGGCGGTCATGGCGTCACCAGTTCCCGAAGCTTCGCCGCAAGCGCTGGATAGTCGGGCGCCTCGACGCACAAGCCAGCGTCATGGTCCTCGGCGCGTAGCGTGCCGTCGGCCAAATGCTGCAGCGTGCGCCAGTGCCGTTGCTCGGCGTTCGCCGGGCCGAGCCAGTGGTCGACCTCGCGGCGTGCGAGGAGCTCGGCGCGTGCGGCGGCAAGCTCTGCGGTAAGGCGGGCGACTGCCGCCGCGACCGCTACGGCGTCGCGTCGCTCCTGATCCGTCGCCGCGTCGGCGTCCGGCGCCGCCCCCGTCCGCCACGCTTGCGCCCGGGCGAGCACGGCGCCGGCGTAGAGTACCCCGGCGCCGGACATCGCCACCGCGGCCGCGTGCGCTCGGGCACCGATGGGGTGCGCGTCGAGCTCCTCGGCTGCGAGCGCGGCGAGGTCGCGCAGGGCCGTCAAGGTAGCGTCCAGCGCCTCGTCCGTCGCCAGCAAGGCGTCGCCCCGGGCGGGGCTCCCCGGGGGCGTGCGGGTGGCGCGGTCGGCGCGGCGCTCGACGTCCGCCGCCCGGGAGGCGACGGCGCCCGCGGCGCGAGCAATGTTCGCCGGGCGGAGCTTGTCTGGCGTCACGGCGTCACCTCGGGCCATGAGCCGTCGGCGCACTGGATCCACAGGCGCTTGGCGCGCCACTTGTCGCCGGCGTGGCAGAGCTCGGCGCGGAGCGCGCGGCAACGGACGCGGGGCGCGCTTTGATACTCGCGTTCGAGCCACGACTCCGACGCGAGATAGATACCCGGATGGCACGCCGTGGCGGCGTCCACCGAGAACCAGGGCGCCACGTGCGCAGAGCCGGGCGCGTACTCCGCCGATCCGACGTGCATCGATCGGGCGGTGCGCCAGCCCAGCACCCAAGGCCCGTCGAGCTCTAGCCCGGCGGCCGCGATCTCTGCGTCCGAAATCGTCGGGGGCGTCGCCGTGGGGTCGAGGCACGTGCCCCCGAGGTTGGCGCCCCCGAGGTTGGCGCCCCGGAGGTTGGCGCCCTCGAGGTTGGCGTCGGCGAGGTTGGCGCCCTCGAGGTCGGCGCTCCTGAGGTTGGCGCTCCTGAGGTCGGCGCCCTCGAGTTTGGCGTCGGCGAGGTTGGCGCTCCTGAGGTAGGCGCTCCTGAGGTAGGCGCCCCCGAGGTTGGCGCCCCCGAGGTTGGCGCCCCCGAGGTTGGCGCCCCTGAGGTTGGCGCCCCCGAGGTTGGCGCCCCTGAGGTTGGCGCCCCCGAGGTTGGCGCCCCTGAGGTTGGCGCCCTCGAGGTTGGCGTCGGCGAGGTTGGCGCCCTCGAGGTTGGCGTCGGCGAGGTTGGCGCTCCTGAGGTCGGCGCCCTCGAGGTCGGCGCCCTCGAGTTTGGCGTCGGCGAGGTTGGCGCCCTCGAGGTTGGCGTCGGCGAGGTTGGCGCCCTCGAGGTTGGCGTCGGCGAGGTTGGCGCCCCTGAGGTTGGCGCCCTCGAGGTCGGCGCCCCTGAGTTTGGCGCTCCTGAGGTAGGCGCCCTCGAGGTCGGCGCCCCTGAGTTTGGCGTCGGCGAGGTTGGCGCCCTCGAGGTTGGCGCTCCTGAGGTCGGCGCCCCTGAGTTTGGCGCGGGCGCCGGAGCCGTCGCGCAGCCACGCGGCGTGTTGGTCTAGGACGTTGCGGGTTTCTTCGGGTGTCATGCCTTGGGGTCCTCCTAACGCCCGAAGGCCCGGCCCCTTGCGGGGTGCGGGCCGGGGGCGGGAGGGACGGGGCTAGCTGTGGTCGTAGTTCGGGCTCTCGGTGCCGGCCAGCCAGGCGCGCATTTCACCGGTCGTCGCTGCGTAGCGGTCGCCCCTCGTCTCGGGAGCCCAGCCGAGCCGCCGGATCAACGCGGCGCGTTCGGCGGCTTGCACCTTGATCGAGGGGGGAGCTCCGAAGATTGCGTCGAGGCGGGTCGTCGTCATGCTCTCCCATAAAGCACGCGCCGTGCCAAACAATAAACGGTCGGAAAGCCCGGCGGCGCGCGTCCCGTGCGAAGGGCGCGACGCGCGGGCCGCGAAGTATGCTTCGCATGGCGCGAAGCGCTCTTCGCGCCTAGCCCTGCTCGGGGGGTCGCGTCGGATCGTCCTCGGCGGGCACGAAGTCTTCGCCCGGGTGACGCGGGGGGCCACACTTCGTGCAGACCCCGCAACGGTAACGGGAGCTCTGCCCGAAGAAATCCGCAGGGCAGACCATGCGCCTTTGCCGCGGGGAGAGCATCGCCCACCAAGGGGCGTCCGTGGGGTTGGCCCGGTCCCGACCGCGGAGCGCGTAGTCTGGGAAGATCACATCGTCGTCCCGGAGCGCGTCGTCCGGAGGAACGATCCCCGGTCCCGGGGTAGCGAGGTAGCACGTCCGGGCGAGGCCGTCGGCCGCGGCGAGCGCCGCCCCGTAATTGTCGACGTCGGCGCTCACGTTAACCTCGAGATTCGGCGCGTTGACCAAGATCGGGACGGCATTTAAAGTCCGGGTGTAAATCCAGTGTTGCACCTCGGGGCTAACCAGGGCCACGACGACGACCCACCATGCATACTGCTCGGAAAAGACGTCGCCGGAAACGTGCCAACGGAAGCCAACCTCCCTGCAGTGTTCCGCGATCCAGCGTGAGAGCTGCACGGCCGCAACGAAACCCGCGTCGGGTTGCGCTAGGATCGCCTCGATAGTGGCGAGGTTGCCCGCGTAGCAGCCCCGGAGCTCGTCGGGGATCAAGGTGCGCGCCGTCGAGGCGTAGCAGGTAGCCCGGCACGTCGGGGTCGACCCCGGGCACGTCGCCGGCGCGGGGAGGCTAAGCGCGTTCGGCGTGGGGTCCTTCCAGCCCCCGATCTTGGAATTGCCATCGATCACGAGGTCGAGGCCGACGGCGGGGATGGTAACGGCGGTGCTTACAAATTGAGTCATGCGATCCTGATCGTGTCTTTGATCCAGCCTGCAGGGATCCGGGTCGTGCCGCGGTACTGATCGGCGTAGCCGGGCGGGAGCCGCTCCGATGAAACGTAGAGATTCGCCCGGGTGCGCTTCGAGATCCAGCCGACCGTTTCCGCCTCAAGGTGTTCCGCGGGGTCGGCTGCGTCCGGCTGCCCCGCCGTGCGAGTCAGTACCCCCGAGGCGTCACGCCATCGGATCAGAACTAGGTCCCCCTTGCGGGGCGCCCGGGGGGGCCTCATGGCGACCTCATGGCGCGTCCAAGAGCTGACAGAGGCGCACGATCACGTCATCGGGGACGCTGCTAGCCCGGAGCTCCTCCCGCACGATAGCGCCGACGCAATCGGCGCAGCGCTGCTTAGCGATCGGGATCTCCGCCTTGCAGTCGTGGCACGTTTCGGCGTGCGTTTCAAGCCAACACTCTTCGCAGGTCGGGTCTTCGAGGGGGCCGCCGCAATTCGTGCACGGCGCGTCGCCTTCGTGTAGCTCGATCGCGGCGTCGACGAGGCGGGTCAAGTAGTCCTGGACGGCGCAGGGGAGCTCCGTCCAGAGCTCTCCCCCGCCGGTGCGTTCGTAGGCTCGCGCGGTTAGAGCTCTCACGGCGTCCGATCCTCCTCGTCGTCGCTCACCCATACGGGCGACACGGCCGTCTTACCTCGCTTGGCGTCCAGGACATAGTACCCCTGCCGCGGTGGCTCGGGCGTAGCCCCGATGCTCTGCGCGTAAGCGTTCGGACCGATCACGGAACCATTCACCATGATCCGCCCGAGGTCGATCAATTGGTGAAAGTGCCCGAAATGGTAATAGTCGGCGTCGCTCCACTTGTCCCACGCGACCACCTTCTTGATCAGGGGGACGGTGATCCCCCCGATGCCGCCCGCGTAGCGGATCCGGTGGCCGTGGTGAAACGCTAGATTGTGATCGGCCGCCTCGATCACTTGGTGTTCCCCCGGGGGGGCGTGAATGCCGATCTTGCGGGCCGTCGCGTCCGTGGCTGCGCGTAGCTCAAAATGCTCCGCGAGTGACTGATACATCACCCACTCCCACGAATGGCCGTGGCCCGTGGCTGCGCGCATCTTATCGGTCGTGCGGCCGTGGTTACCGTAGCTGCAGGGGATCACGATTCGATCGAGCGCCTCGATCCGGGCGAGCTGCCGGATCCCGGCGATCAAGCAGTCCCGCACGGCTAACATTGACTCCCCCGGGGGTAGCGCGGTTGTTTCCGCGAGCTCTTCGTGAATCTGACCCGAGATGAAGTCACCCCCGAGCCACAGCACTAGGGCGCGGATCTTGAAGCCCCGTTGGTTTCGCGTGAGCCACTCGACGCCGCGGAAGAACCGCGCCAGGCGCGCGCGCGCGATCTCGACGGTATACTCGTTTCGGATCGTGCTAGTGCGCTGGACCTGTTCGTCGAAGTGCACGTCCGACAGTAGGGCGACGGCGCAGGCGTTACGGGGGCTCTTATTGAGCGGGGGCAGAACGATCGGCGTCGGCTCACGACCCGCGAAATCGTAGCGCGCTAGCGCTTCGCGGAGCTCTAGGATTTCATCGTGCGCGCGCCGCGCCGCGCCCTTGGCGTCGGCCGTGGATCGCTCTAGCCGCCTCATGGCGGCTACGTCACGCGCGGCGCGTAGGCTGCCTTCAGGATCGTCCGGGGGCTCGACGAGGGCGCCGAGCTCCGGCTCCGCGCGCGGCGGGTTTGGTGCGGCGGGGTGGCGGCGATCGCGCCGGGGCGCCTCGGGGGCGCCGAAGTTGTCGCGGCTCACGAGCTCACCTCGAAGCGCCCATAGAGCGGGCGATAATCGCCAAGCCCGACGACGCGCCCGGCAAGGGCGAGCGCCTGGCGCACGGTGCCGGCGTCAACGACCTCGCCGTCGAGCTCCACCCCGAACCCGACGACCCAGCCAACGGGGAAGCGCGGGCGCGTGCGAATGACGCGCTTGTCCCCGACACCGACGGATCGGCGGTCGACGAAGCGCTTATCGGCGAACATCGCCTCGGGCGTCGCGGGCAGGTCCTCATAGTCCAGCGGGTAGCTGTCCGCGGTGAAGTAGACGCCGGACTCGATGAGCTTGCCGGCCTTGAATTTCCGCGCGCCTTCGATGAGGCAGGTTCGCAGACACCGCGCGGGGACGCACGGTCGGCCGTCCTCGTCCGTGTAACGACCGCCGAGCCACTCCCGCCAGCCAAGCTCGGCGTGGTCCGCTTCGGTCTTCTGCCGCTTGTGGCTGATCTCCGCGACCGCCCTGGTAAGTGGGTGCAGCGGGTCTACCAGGACGTCACTATGCTGAATGAGAGCGCTATTGCCGACGATGATCAAATGAAGGGGT